ACAGCCACAAGCACTCACCAATAGGACGGAAGTCAATGTTGATCTTAACCTCGTGGTATTGAAGAGCAATCAAAGGAAGAGCAAGTCCGGGGTTGCGGCAAAACCAGAAAAGAAGAGGCACGTAAAGAGTGGTCTCAGGAAGGGCCTTGCGAGGAGCACACACTTGGGCAGGTCCTCCAGCAGCGCAGGGTCCAGACACCTCGGCAAAGTCGGGGTCAGTGATGTATGTAAGTTGAGTGGTGTTACCAATCATCTTGTAGTAACCAGCTTGTTGCTCCTTGGAAAGAGTAAGTTGGTTCCAGATGTGCATCCAGTCACCGTATTGACGGTCAATGCGTTGACCACCAACCTCAACCTCAACTTGGGCAATAAGTTGCTCACCGACGAAGTCTAACCAACGGGCATAGACGGCATCAGAAGCACCAGAGCCCTTCATACCTTGGTTGATCTCGGGAAGAGTCACCTGAAGGTAGGTGCGGTAGGCCAAATCACCATTACGGCTGATTGTGCATGTGACACGACGACCGAAATCGGCCTGGCCAGAGAAAGTCTGTTCAATAGACTCCATGGCAAAGTTGGTGTGGCGTCTGTAGGACACCTTCCAGAAAGTAATCTCGGGGGTTCCGGTAAGGAACACGTCTTGTGCGCCATAAGCGACGAGTTGCATTAATCCTCCAGCCATGTTTTATATATATGTTAAGGATAGAAAATAATTTCAAATAATACGATTTAATTCATTTTTAAAAATACGATTTAATTAATTTTTACTTTAAACTCCTAAACTTACCGTAATCGTGGTTATTTTTTTAATATTATGTTTTAATTTTTTTTTTATTTTTTTAACACGTTATTGCTGTAATATTTGATTTTATAATGCATTCATTACTATATCTTTTGATAAATTACCATCCACGAATGTTTCTAAATAATTCTCCTTAAATATTTCTTCTTTATTTTCGTGCTTCTTTGTAAAAATATATGATTCCTGGGATTTCTTTACTGTCCAACCCTGTTCCAATGCATTCGCTATAAATAACATTTTTTGAAAAGCCGGTTTAGACAATTCTGCAGTATCTGGAATATCTATTTTTTTAGGAGTTGACATATGTATATTCTCACCTGTATATATCTGTCGATAGATTCACTTTTTTTAAGAAGTACGAGTTTTTTTGTTTATATATATTATATTATGACTATCACATATTCATCTGGTGTATATGTTGTAGGTACATCCTCGAAAAATGCTATGTTAAAGGTGTATAGCGGCTTCGATAATCATATATTACCCAAAAAAATTTCGATTATAGATTTAGCATCTATTATTGCGAGTATGCAAAGTAAATGCTTTAAAGATAGTGACATTGAAGGTAATACTGAACGGTTACGTGATATGTTTTCTCCAGGCGGTGGAGAAAAAACAGTTGCAGTAGTTATATCTTTAGGTTTTTTAGAGGATGCCACTACTATTAATGATTTTGTTGATGCTGGAGTTGCTACTATACAAATGAGCAATCAAGGAATTTTTAAAATTCAACAACCCTGGGTCAATGAGGTTTGTAGAGCTAAAAATTACAGTGATACGAAACAACTTTTAAAACCCGTTGAATATGTAATGCATCTTATTGATAAACATATTTTAACATTTCTTACATCCAAACGTAAAAGTATAAATGGAGTTTATTTATATGTTGAAAAAAACCCACAATTAGGTAACGCTTCTACATTATTAAAATATTATCATGATAATTATGGGTATGATGAATTAACTGAATTTGCCGATGATCAATACCATTATATGGGAAAAATATACAAACCCAAAAGTGCTACTCCTACTCGATCAAAGGGTTCTAGATCTACTCGATCAAAAAGTTCTAGATCTACTCGATCAAAAAGTTCTAGATCTACTCGATCAAAGGGTTCTAGATCTACTCGATCAAAGGGTTCTAGATCTACTCGATCAAAAAGTTCTAGGTCATCTAACTTATAAATATTGCACATTCCTACCTTATATTCACTTATTTAGTGAATATAAATTGTAAACAATATATATATAATGCTTCAAACTAACCGAATTGTTAATAATACTTTTGATGAAACTGATCATAATTTTGAAATGGATCCATCCCCTTATTTCCCGGTTGATACAAGATATAGTTTTGCAAAAAACATTGAACAAATTAACCCTATGCTATATGATCATTCCTACTACATATTGAGTAAAGATATACCACATGACGCTAAAGATTTAAAAAGTCCTTTTTATAAAGCATGTGTTAACTCCCTATTAACACCTAATGCAGGATTGATCAGAGGTGCTAAGTCAACTGCTCCAGTTGGTGGTAAGCCATCAATAGCTAATAAAAAAACATGTAAATGGGATCCTATTAAACGAATGTTGGTGCAAATACCGAATCCCGTTAATCCTTTCCCTGATGAAACCATGAATCTAAGAGATACTGAACAAGGTAGCGATTACTATAAACCGGAAGATATAACACCTTCCTGGTATTTAGATCCAGCTTTTCGTAAGTTTTTCCCAGAAGGGTGGGAGAGAATTAAGGCAATTGTTGGTGATGAGTTTATAATAGATGTTTCTAAATATGGAGTCCAGAATTCGACTATTACATTTAGAACTATAATAGCAGATGCGATTGATGGTAATACAGTTTTCACAGATACTGAGATATTATGTATAGAAATTCAATATAATTATATTGATATTTATGGAAATCCACAAACTGATATATATACTGATTATATAGATAGTGAAGGATTTGCCATATATGATACGACAGATAATACACAATATAATATATCAAACCCTAGCATATTACATTATGCCGATGATAAAGCTAAGGTAATACAAAGTAATTTATTTGGTAATGACGTCAAAAATAAATGGTTAACTAGTAATAAAAAAGATTTTGAGAACCTTTTAAAAAAACCTACCCCGAGGAGTAATAGTGATGAACGTAAACTACAAGAATTACACAAACGTGGTATGCGACTTCTGTTATCAAAACGTTACGGTGACTTAAGTCATCTTTTATTTACAACAAATGAGAATGTAATTGGTTCAAATGATACTTATCTTGCAGACTTAGCATTTCTACATGGAAGTTCAGTAATGCTGAAAGGACGAGTGAAACTACTTATGAATTCTAAAAAATTTGTCTCACGACCCGATGAAGTAGATATTAAGGGTGTATTTATAGGTACTAAAGATGAAATATACCACTGTAATTTAACACCTCGACATCTCATTGAGAACCAAACAGGGCTCCTAAACGGAGGTGGAAAGAAAAAAACAGAAAACTCAAGCTCTAGTAATAGTAATACGGTTACAATGTTACACCGTAAATACGGTATAGATGCCAGACAAATGACAGCCGACGCTTTAAAGAAATTAGCTACAGCGGTGGAAACATTAAAAAATTCAGGACGAAGTGATAATACTATTCGGGGAATGACACTACGAGAGATCAAAAGTATGGCAAATACTGAAGATCTGCGTAAATATTTTGTTAGTCATAATGATGAATTATATAATAGAATCAAAACAGATTTTTATACGCAGGCAGGAAATGCGCAGACAGGAAATGATTGGGATATATTAGGAGGAATAGTGGGAAGTATTCCTTCTCGAGAGTTTTTTTGTTATACTTATAATCCAGGTTCTTATAATATATATTGGAACTTGTATAACAAATACAAGAATGAAGGGTATGATGATCATGGAGCTGCTAGAAAGGCAGTTCGTGATTTTGCACTTCGCGGTGCATCACCTGAAGCACACGTCAACGGAAATATTGATAGAGCAGTTTTTGCTAGACGTGCTGCAATGGATACTAATACTGAAGACATATCGGTGCTGGACACTGCAATTAACTTTGCGATAGAACAACGTATTAGCCTTCACCAACCAGGCCTAAATTATGAGGTAGCTGCTTCTGATATTGCAGCAGCGTATGGTACTAATATTACAGCAGGTAAGGCGGATACTCAACCAGTTATATATGGATATAATGGTAAATTAACATATATTGATGATGTTGATTATGTTGACGATGTTGATTATGTTGACGATGAAAGTGTTTGGACAGATATTGATAGTGATGAAATTCTTGGTGGTGGCGATGGACCAACTTCTTTGTATAACCAATTGATGACAACCAGTGCGAAGTCCATCAACGATAATACCGAGACACCCAACCATTTAAATAAAATGATAAGTTTTGACAATAAAAATTTAACTGAATTCATAAATAAGGAACCTGGTGATTCTTATACAGTAAAGCAACTCATATCTTTTATATATGAAAATTGTACATCTAACACGAAAAAAAATATACACAATGAAAAAGCTAAATTGAAAAAATATATAGAAAATGAAAAATTGTTAGATGAAAAGACCGAAGACCCATTGTTAACCGATTTAAATGTAAATATAATAATTAATGTGGCTATAAACGCTAATATCGTAAGTGTAGGTGAAATGGAAATATTTTTCTTATACATTATTTGCAAAAAATCTAATAATACAATCGGTTCTTTTTTAAAGACACTCGATGCATTTAAAATAATAATGCAGGATTCCTTCTACTTTTTAAATTATAATTTTTTAGAAGAAATACATAAATTAGCTAATGAGGAGAACAGTGTAATTGAAGAATCTACTCTTGAAATTATTCTCAAAAATTGTGTAAAAAACGGATCGATTAAAATAGAAGAAGAACCTGGATCATCAGTGGTATTCGATACAGAAGAAGAAACTAGATCAATCAATAAAATAGAAACACCTACTGTATTCAACAAAACCCAGGATGAAGTAAATCAACTTATACATGTCTTGTTAGAGAAGACTTTGGACAAATTAACGGAAACTAACAAAAAATTGGATAATGATGTATCCGTCACCAATGTTGATGAATATGCTGCTATTATAGTTGAACCGAATGTTACTATTGGAGGTGTAATTAAATTAATTGAGGATCATCAATCAGATATGAAGGATCATATGGATTTAATAAATTCGATTAAAACATTAAATGAAGAAAACCTAAATAAAATACAGAAAAAACGTGAAAATGAATACTATAACAAAACTGTATTCAATCCACCTCAAGGAATACCAGTAGGAGTAGGAGGTAACCCGAAAACAGTAAAAACAAAAAAGAAACGAGATAATCAATCCAAACGCATTTCTCATATGAAAAAAAACAAAACAGGGACAACAAAAAACAAAAAAACCAAAAAAAACAAAAAA